GTGCTTGTGCTGGAAGTCTCTACCGGCTTGGCGTCTGTACCGGCGGAAGGTGCGGAAACAACAACGCCCTCTGTCTGAGAGGGCGCGGGAGTTGGAGCATTCGTTACTGTCTGAGTTGTTACTGTTTCGTCTGCCATTGGATTTAGTTAGGCGGCCTGCTTGCCCGATTTAGCGGGTGAGTCAGGGGCGTTTGTGGAACCTTGCTTTGCGTTCGCCGGTTCCGGTGGCGGTGGGCCGTGCGCTACTGCCACGTGTGCTAATGTTCCCTGCAATGCAGCGCCTGCCATCTGGAGCGGTGCCTGCTGCTGCATCTGCTGTGCGGCCTGAGCTATTTGAGCTCCACTGATCTGCTCCCAATACGTCTGCACCTCGTTCTGTATCTGGGGGCTCAGTGACAGGTATTCAGGGCTCGCTATGAAGTCCCTTGTAACCTTCTTGAACTGGTTGAAGTCGTACTGCTGCAAGAGAGGTAGTTCAGCAGACGGAACGCCTTGCACGAGCTTGCCCAGATTCTGTTGGGCTGTGATAACGTCCACGCCACCCGGTCTCGTTGCTCGGTTCATATCAGGGAAGCCGACCAGTTGCAGGTAGGTAGCTCTCGCCTGTGGTGCTTCGTTCGGGTCCAAGAGATTGCCGAACGCGCCCATCTGCCACATCTGCGTAATTCTCTGCCGCTTCTCGCCCTGAGATTCAGGCTTCATGCTGTTAACGTCGGGCTTGACGTTGCATTCCCCTTCCCACATCTCAGGCAGTACCGTCATCGTCCGAACAACGGAGTCGTCACCCGCATAGGTGATGATCTTCTCGTCTGTCCAAATAGTCGGGAGGATGATTGCCCAATCCTCAGCCATGCCCGCAATAGCGGTCACAGCACTTCTTGTAGCTGGACTGATGAAGCGGTCGGAATTGAACCTGAGCTGAGATACCAACTCGCCTGATGCGTCATCGGTGGGCGCTGAACCTTCCGCCCCCTCGATCGAGCCCAACCGCATGAGCATGTCGAGCAACATCTGCTGGATACGCCATACATCACCCGACAATGGAGGTGGAACCAGGTACGCAGCTGGTATCTTCCCGCCAGAGGCCGAGAAGTTGGCAGAGATACGAGATCCGGGGAGATTCGTTATCTCATCACCGAACTCGCCCTGTCCTTCATCGACTACCAGGATCGGATTGGTACACAGGTTTCGGTGCTCTAGGATCTGAGCCCAGCCCCTGTTGTACGTCTTCTGAATCGGGATCATCTGCTCTAGCGGAGTCGAGCCACTAGCACGGCCCGGCAACTCGACGAACACCGATCTGCGGTACGGGCCTGCTGCCTTGAACTTGCCCGGCCTTACAGAGTCGTGTAGTACGAGAGTGGGGCAGACTACGAGGAAGCGACCACCCGGAGAATCGTCAGTCTCTGGAGAGTTACCTGATGGCTTCTCCCACATCATATCGACGGTTACATATCCTTCGCCGTCTATCGGATTGCTGGAACTCTGCGGACCGTTCATCACAGCGCCGAAATACCCAGATCCGAACAGCATCCGTTGCAGATAGCCGGGACTCCCACCACTCAACTGGTTGCCCGATACGTCAGCGTGTACGTCAACGCCGTACAGGTCGAACACTTCGGTCGGGGTCAGGTAGGTGCGGTGGATGATCCACTGCTTGGCCTCCCACGCGATGCCGTTACCCCACTGTGACCTGATCTCAAGTGGGCTTACGACGTTGACGGAGAGCTCGCCTTCGTGCTCTGTAGCTGCTTCACCCGTTACCGAGTAGCCCGATCCATCTTCGTTCAACTCTGCGAGTGGATTGCCTTGCGCATCATGCGGTACGGGTTCAGCCGTGTAGCGTTCGATGGGTGATCCGTCCTGCCCCTGCATCGATAGCTTGGCGTGTCCCATCTTGGGGCGGGACTCGCCCTTGCTCATATCGGCTCTCGACCACAGATAGGATTCACCAGCGGCGGCTAACCACGCCATGAACTTGGTGATTACCTGATCCATTCCGATCTCGACCCAAAGGGTCTTGAAGATCGTGTCCATAGCCTCAGCCAGCATCGCATCCTCGCGGTCGGCTGTGCTGGGCTGGAACGCCAGTACGGGCGGGTTCTCGGTCAGTCTGGCATGTGTGAGCATGTACCAGTACTGAAGGACGTTAACGACAGGCCGCTGACGCCACCGTCGTTCACTGTCCGTCATGTAACGAGTTACGTCGATGAACTGGCCCAACAGATCAGACCACACATCCCACTGTCTGCCGGAGAGCATTCTGATGTTCTCCTCGATCTGCTTGTCTCTTTGGATCAGTGACGCATCCTGAGATGACCACCTCCCACGGACTAAAGAGATACGTTCACCGTCGAACTGGTCAGCTACGCCGTGCAGGCCATCGGGCTGGCGTAGTGGTATCGGACGGCTTGGGGCGCTCTGTGTTGAAGTGCTGAGGGTTGCCACGTTCGCTCAGTTACCCAAAGATCGAAACGTCGCAGAACGTGATCGTGCCCGAACCTGAAGGGGTGTAGATCACCTTGACGTACCCCTCGCCAATCGGGTGAGCGTCGGTATCCTTGCCCGTGTCGATCATGGCCTCGGTGTTGGCCGTAACGGTAACGTCGGTAGGGTTGCCGGTCGTGTACTCAGTCCCTGTTCCCGCCGCCACATCAACGTCAGGCCCCATGTAGTGCATGGATAGTGTGCCGCCTACGGTGGCCTTGATGCGGGCTCTTACGTCGCCCTTGTTCGGGATCGCTACGTACTCTGCTATGGCTGTAGCATTGGCGCACGTTGCACCCGCTTTGAGCGCGCCAATGAGTCGGCGGGGCGGGCGTGCATGGGTGTCACCGAACGGGGATGGCATCAGCAGTCTTCAGGGATTGGGTGGGCTTTCGCGTAAGCGGCTCTAAGTCTGACAGCGTGCAGCGGGTACGATCTCTGTATCCGCATCTCATCTTCTCGAATGTCGAACGTGTCGTGGTGCTCGCGGTCTTCGGGGTCGCGTGGGATTGGTACTGGATTGTAGATCCTGCATCCGCCCTTACTTGCAGCGAGAGGGCGCACAGCTACGCAGCTTTAGCCTTTCGGGTTCGCACGAACTGGCCGGATAGCAAACGAGCCACCCGGTTAGAGATGGCTCGCTGTTTGTTGTGTGTCGCCTTCGCTCGCTTCTTTCGTTCAGCCTTTGTCATCGTCAGGTCTTCGAGCGTCACGCTAGGTGCTTCAGCCTGTTGACCTATGAGGCGCGGCCATGACGGCTCTTTGAGTGCTGGCTTGAGTTGTGCAAGTCCTTCGTAGCGAGTACCGCGCTCGGCGTTGATCTCGTGCGCGATATATAATGCGGGAAGCATGAACTAAGATCGGGCAGAACCACGGCTTGCGAAATCGTAGAAGTACGTCGGGGAAGTACTACACTTTCAATCCCAGAGATACTGCGGGTGCGTGCGCCGAAACTCTGCGATGCGCCTGCGCGACTGCCGATTCATAACCAGCAACTTCAGCAGTGCGCCGATCGCCCCCAGAACCACAAGTACCGCCACGATGACGGCCAGATATATCCAGTTCATGCTGCGCTCCTGTATTCCGCCTGCGCCCATAGAAAGACGCGGCGGTAAGGTGTTGAGTCTTCGTCGTCACGCTCAATCAGATCGTCGATGCGATGAACGTATGTCTCGACTGTGCGAGCGGACAGGTTAAGACGCTTCGCAATCTCGCGGTAGCTTCGGCCTGTCGCAACCTGCCGAGCAACGCGCTCCTGCGCTGGCGTCAGTGGCCTGAACAGTTGGGCGCACATCACGCTTAGACCTGATCCATAGGGCCGTCTATCTCACGTCTTAACCGTTCGGCTTCGATGCGTGCGCGCGCGATGGGGACGCCGGTAGCCTGTGCTAGATGCTTGGCTGCTTCGTCAACGAACTCGTCGTGAGCCCTTACCATCGCACGCTCTTCGGCTGGGATCATTGGAGGTGTGATCTTGGCGGGCTGGGGCAGGGACGCGCCATTCGCACGCATCGCTAGCATGGCGTCCATCACCTTGTCGTGTCGAGCCTTCCATTCGTTGAGCTCTGTTCGGAGTAACTCGCAGGACTGACACTTACCGAATGCCATTAGCTTTCATCCTCGCAGATGTGAGCCTCTAGCGGGGCTTCGGTGAGTGGTGGGATGCCAGCCGCTGTCAGCCTCGCATCTGTCGCTCGTGCCATCTGCTGCATCATCCTGAGTACATCTCTGCGTGTGGCAGGCTGATCCAGGTCGTGCAGCTTCTGGTGGTGGGTTGGCATTGGCCTAGTAACTCCCGAAGTTGTCGTCAATGAGATGGTCACGGGTACGTCGTTCCCTGCGTCTGCTCAACTTGTACTTGCGCTCGTGTTCGTCCTTCAAGACTGCGGGGTCGAAAGCTGATATCTCGGGTTCTTCTTCCGGCTTGGCTGCTTTCCACCAACTCATGAGGGCGTATCTCATTCCCGCTATCTCGTCCGCTCCGTCAGCCGTCGAATCGTCGGGGTCTTGCTTCTGGACTACGCCTTCCTTCGGGATTGGGTATGACCATTTGCCGATCTCCCACATGAGCCGCGAGCCTGTCATCTCGACGCCCTGACTGGCAGCCGTGAAGTTCAAGCGCCACTTCTGGCCCGTGCCTAGCGTTCGCCTGAACCTGATCGCGTTCCTACCCAATACGTCGTTGATGCGCTCGACCGAGGCTGCACGCATCTTGTTCTCCATCGCTACGGGGGTCACCCTCAATCGTGAGACTGTTATGTCTCCGGTCGATTCCGTCCACCCCCTAGCAAAGGCAGCGTTGATCTCGGCTATGTCGGTAGGGTTTGCAGCGTCACCCCAGATTCGTAACGCTTTGACGCCGTAGTGATTGCAGATGTTGTGAATGGCTTTGGCTCGGTCTGACAACTGCTCCAACTGGCTGAAGTACTCGTGTACGCAGTAGGGAATACCCTCACGATCGACGGCCCAGAGATTGAACGCAAACCGCCACCTACCGAAGTCCATCCCGCCGAATACCGATCCTTGCTTGACCAGAGTTCTCACCTCGTCGTCGGACAGATCGGTGTAATGGTTCTCAGGTACGAACTTCAAGGCCAGTCCTTCTTTGCGAGCCGATACGTCGTGCTGGCATTCAGTGAGGAATGCAGCCAAGCCTATTTCGTCCATCAGCTTCTGGCAGGCGTCCTCGTGCTGGCCTTCCCATGTAGGAGTACCGGCCACGATGATGGCCCTACGTGCTCCTGACTCAGTATCCTCGTCCCATGTGGTTTCTAGCTTCTCGATCGCTGGGAAGGGGCCTGAGACGATACGTAACGCCAGGAAGTCAGCCCTGCCGTCTGCCAGCATCGAGAACACGCCGTCAGGGATAATCAGGTTCTGTATGGCTATTACAGCGAAGTTCTCAGATCCGGTTGGAAGCAACGTGCTCGTAATCGTGCTGATCTTTCTAGCCGTCGTTTGCGTCGTGTCGTGCTTGCCGTCGATATCGTCGAAGATGATTAGGTCGGGCCTTTGCTCCTCGACCTTCACGCCTCTTGCAGCTCCT